AAGACAATAGGTTGTCCAAGATAATCTCCAGAAGAGTGAACACAATATCGTTCAATGAACTTGATAACTCTATTCCCAAGAGTTTTCATTATTCTTCCTCTAGTTCTGCATTAAGATCAGCAAGACTTTTCTTTGCTTGACCTATTGAGATCCCTAGAGACACTCTAGCTTTCGGATTCATTCCTATTCTGTCCTCAAGTTGTCTGATCTCAGCATCTAACTTCAACATTGCTGAATATAGAGGATTAATCACGACTTGACCTTGTGATCCTACGACCAAACGATCTTTCTTAGCTTGTTTATAGATCCTCTCTCGTTCATCCATCAGTGTTGCAAGTCGATAAATGATTGATTGATCTGATTTCTCATCAATTGCACTAGCAAGATCACTTGTCCAGAATGCTTCCCACCACAATTTCGTGTTTTTTAAATATCTTCCAGATAATTTCGGAATATTTCGTTTTTTATATGCAGACATTTCGACCAGCTTTGGTCGTATTCGATGTTCTCTTTGATCAAGTGGTTTAGCTCTAGTCATAATAAAAAAATATTTTTTTTGAAAGTTGTGAGACTATACATCTCTCTTTCTTAAGGGGCATCGGGAGAGACACGCTGTTATATCTCTGCATTTTTGACCTACCCCTACCAAATAGAGTTCTGATCAGAACAGTTTTTGTCTGTTTTTGCACACTCCCAAGCACTTATCTCAGCATATAGAGTCATTTCTACTCACAAAAGTTTTCAGATTGTTGCTTGTTTGGAGCTGTTGCAACTTCGACAAAAGATTTCCAAAGTTTGATAATCATCCCCACCTTTGCTTGTTGGTATAGGATGATCAGCTGTCAGATCAGTTGAGAAGTGTGGTTTCCTTTTATATCCAGAACACACATATCCATATTGATCAATGTGTCTTTGCACAGCTTCTTTTCTATATTTTCTCTGTGCGTATGTGACAGTCTTTGGCTTCTTATAATATTTCTTCTTGATCCTATGCTGTGGACACTTTCTTTGATCCGAAACTTTTCCACAGTCATAACAGAAAAACTTTGGCACGATCTCTTTTCCTTAGTATTAATAAAACAATTAATATTTCAATCAAGGAGATAATCTTCGTTGAATCTCAACAATACGATCTTCCATTGTGCTCAGTTGCCATTGATAGTTCAGATACTTCTCATCGATCTGAGTTATCAGCATCGTATGTTCTTTATCTGCTTTCTTTAATTCTTCAATTGAAGTTTGTAGCTCTTTGATCTCGTGCATCATTAAATTAATTTCAATATGCGTATGATCTAAGTTATTGATCTGATCTTGTATTGCTTGGAATCTCTGATCAGTCTGTTGTTTATTCTGTATCAGTACAAAACAAAGAATGATGATTGAGATAGTTAATGCAATCCAACTTATATATTTCATATAGTCCATATCTCATAGGGGATCATCATATCTTGTTGCAAGAACATAGGGGAGTTCTGATCTTCTACTCTTTGAGTTATAACATCTAAGAACAAGAACTCTCTTGCTTCTGATGGTTTCATATCTTGATTCCCAACTAATTGGATCACACATTGATTGAAGTCATAGACTGCAACTGATTTCTTTCCATTCGTTCCAATACCAATGAAAGCTGGAGTGAACTCTGGAAGAACTATTGCTTCTGGATTTAAAGAAGCTAAATGTGAATAACTAGGATGGTCAATTGCTTTAATCATAAGATATTTATTTCTGAGATAGAAATTGGATTATTGGTATAACTATATCAGCTAAATGGAACTCAATTAAAAATTTGCCCATATTTCTTGATTATTTTAATTCTCACTACTGATTGAATATTTCTGCTTTTATTTAAAGCAAATAAATATTATCTTATGTTTTCTTATCTTATCTTCTCTTATCTTATGTCAGAATTTCCGACTGCATTCCGATGGAAATCCAACTGCTTTCCAAAGAAAGTCGGTGGAAAGTCGTAGGAAATTGTCTCACATTGTGATTAAATTAAAAGAACAATGGGGAATGCTTTAGATTATAACGACACACACGAGCCACGAAGATTGATAGATTGTGACAATTGTGGCAAAAGGTTTCTTAATTATCCAGATAATGTCCCAACTTGTTCTGATTGTTTGCAGAATCCGACAATTAAGAGACAAAGATCCAGAAATTCGACTCCAGTTGCATTTTTATTCGATATTTAAAATATGCGTTTAAGTTTTTTCCAAACCTTGATTTCATTGAGGATTTCAGAAAATTTGCCACAGCTCCTCATTTTTAACACATAGACCAGTCATAAGTGTGTTCAAGTTTATCCAACCGATACAAAACTTGTGGCTGATCAGTTGGCACGAAAGACTGGTCTGCTTTCATTATAAAACCACATTGAACAGCTCTGAGTATTTGTTATAATTTTAGTTATTGCAGTAGTAGTTCAGTGGTAGAACGCCTCGTTGCCAACGAGGAAGTCGGGAGTTCGAATCTCCTCTACTGCTCCACTAATCTTGTTCTGGTTTATAACCCTTATCAAATGAATCAGCCATTCTCTTCTTGAGATCCATATCTTCTTTGATATAGTACTCACGAGTCACACGATCATTCTTATGTCCTAAGTGATTTGCAATATCAGTTGAACTCCAACCAAGACCAGCAAGAACTGTTGCTGATGTGTGTCTTGTATATTTAGGAGACTTGAGTGGTCTTTCAATACCAACCAACTCTTGAATCCGAATAAAGTTCTTTCTGAAATAATCTAAATTGATCAGATGTCCGAACTTATTAACAAAGAGATATTGATCTTCGTGATATACACCGAGAAGATCTAACTCCACAGCTAACTGTTGAACATAGTCAATGACTGCATCTGGACAAGATTGTATTCTCTGAGATGAGGATTTGACCTTTGATTCATCATATACCCATCCAGTTATCTCTCCATTTTCATTGTTAGATGCTTTCTTTGAGATAGCTTTATTGATCACAACTTCTTTATTGATGAAATCAAAGTCACTAAACTTCAAAGCCATAAGCTCTCCAGTTCTTAGACCTAGATAAAATCCAAGACAGAATCTTCCATACCAAGTGATCGGAGGAATATTTCCAGTTGAATTTCTCATTTCAATATGAGTTCCAGTGTCTCTTGTGACCTCGACTCTAGTCTTTGGAATGTGTCGGAGCTTCTCAAGATTTGTGTGGATCTCTTCTAGTGACCAAGTTTCATCTCGCATCTCATTAAAGATCCTCTCATCTCTCTCTTGTTGCTCTTGAGTTCTTCTCTCAAGTTTGACATCAGTTAGGGGATTAGCATTGATCTGATTCATTGTTCTTGCTAGATCAAGCAGAGTCCTCAGTTCTGTCTTATAGTTTTGAATCGATGCTGGTTTCAATCCTCGATCTTTTAATCTTTTGAGGTATTTATACATCATCGAACTTGTTATATCTTCGAGCTTTATATCCCAAAGACCTATTTCTTTCCAGAATTTTATTGATGCGTTGATCTGTGCTTTATTAACAACAGACACTTGTCTCTCAGCTTTGAGCCAGTGAGTCAATGCAAACTCTCCAACAGTCATTGCATCTTCTTTTGTCACGAGCTTTAGAGAGTCTCTAGTGTTAAGATCATCAACAATCTTCTTGCTAAAACGATCAGCTTCAGCTTTTGTCTTCTGAACTTTGCCATTCTTAACTTGTTTAACTCCATCTTTGTCAAAGACCACATATCTTGGTCTCCAACCAATAGATCCAGATTTATAATTTATCTTCTGGCTTCGATATACTTTTGCTTCTTTCATTATTTCTCCTTTTAATAGGATAAATAACCATTGGAACTCGATGAGAAAAATGCACACGAATGCACACAAACTGCACACAGACTTTGAGAACTGTGAGAAGTATGAGACATAAGATAAACAATTGACCAATAAATCACTGGCAATTTATAATTATGCAAGAGTGTTAGTAGGAAAGAATCCCTTGCCAACGAGAGTCTCTCGGTTAAATTCTCAAGAGCTCGTGTGCAGTGATCTTTCCCAAAAACCCATCTGTTCTTGGTTAATATCATTAATTTATATTATAACGAGAAAATTCCGAGAAGCTCGTGGTTAATAAAAACACCTAAAATGCACACAGAATGCACACAGATTTTCAGTTTATAAGAAAAACCCTAAGAGAATCAACGCATTTTGATGATGGCTGATCACAATAATATTGATCTGAATCTTCGATATGTTTTAAGATCGAATGACAAGACTTGCATCTGTACTTGTCGGAGTTCAACCTTTTCTTCTTCTTTCTGGAAATAAGTCACGCACCTTTCGATTGTTGTGCAGTCCTTTTCTTTGAGCTGGGATAGTTCCACCCCAGACACCCTCTGAACAATAGTTTTTAATCGCATAAGCAAGACATTCAGCTCTGACTGGACATTGCAGACAGATGTCGATTGCTTGTTTGTATTCCTTGTTTAAGGATCTACCTTTTAGATCTCTTTCCATAATGAATAGGGAAGTGTCACTTGATACACAAGCTCCTTGCTCTTTCCATTGATATTCTGGATCTGAGATCAATTGTTTGACTTCAGACAATGTCAGATGATCATTTGTCATAGTGGGCTGTCCAGAATCGAACTGGATCTTTTGTCTGGACTTTCTGAGTTCTCGATTCAAAAGAAGACCATCTCAGCCCTGTTGCCCTCAAGAATGGGATCTGAGGGGCTTAAAATGGAGCATCTTGCTCCTTTATCTCGATATGGACTTTCGGCAATCTAAGGATTGCATCGAGAAGAGTGTTTAATTGTTCAAGATCACTGCTCTCAAGAGTTTTATGAGCTAGATCTCTTAAATCACGATAATTTGTGATCTGAGCTTCTTTATTCACTGCATACTGCTTGACTTGAGCTTCTATCTTCCACATTGCATTTGCAGTCACGAGTTCATCTTCATCAGTTGGAAGTTCTCCAATAACTTCTTGACCATTAAGCCATTCATTTGCATCTCTGTATCTTTGCAAATGGCTATTGTTCAGCCATCCAACATCTTGAGCTATCTCATTCAATAAGACATACGCATCAACAACTTTCTTCTTGAGCTGTTTTAATTGATCAACTTTCTTCTTGTGTAGATCATCAAGAGCTTCTTCTTCTGAATTAACCAAGATCGGATCTGGTTGAGCCATATAGTCTGAAACTTTTCCAAAGTAGCTCATTTGATCCTCCCAGCTTGAAATTCTTCTCCAAACCACTGATCAAAGTTATCATCGATCATTGATTTTCTATTAAGTCCCAACAATCTGACATTTCTTTCATTGATCAGATCATCTGGCTCAATTGTTGTTCTACTGAAAGCAAGTCTTTGATCATTTGCTCTGACCATTGCTTTTCTATTCATCACAAGAGCTTCGACAAGATTGTTCTCAATGTCTTGCAATTGTTTTAATTGATTCGCAGATTCGAAATATTGTTGCTTATTAAAATCCCATCGTTGATCTATTGATACAATCTCAACTTGTGGATAATGTGTATGAGCATACATCATTTCTTCTGTTTGTTTTATTGGGGCTGGTTGAATATCTTCTGCCATATTCTTCTCCTATTTAAAATGGAACATCCTTATGATCTTCCTCTGATTTTTTGTCGAATGGATCTATTTCAACAGTGTCTTCTTTTGGAGCTGGAGGGACTTCAGTCTTGATCCAGTCTTGTGGAAGATCCTTTGAATTAAGCCACCACGACTTTCTGAGCATTCCATATTGACCTTGTTTTCTACCACTGCAATCAGTGTTGTTAGAACAGACAAAGTCTGGGCTCTTCTCTTTATATTCCCCAGATCTCTTTTGTGGTCTATTGTCAAAGACTTTAGATTCACATAGATAACAGACAAGGTTTTGTCTTGGGGGAGTTGTCTCTGTCACTGGAATAACCTCATTGATCATCTCCACTGGATCTGATGGTGGCTCTTCCTCGATAACAGATGGCACTTCGTTTTCTTGTGTTTGCAGTAGTTCAGCCAAGATCTTCTCAGCTTCATCAATTGCTTGTTTTGACAGCTCTATCTTTTGAAGAGCTTGATCAATATTTATGTTCATATATCCTCATTTCTCATAATTTCTGAAACTTCTAGCAAGATTGATTCAGACCAGTCCAGATCCCAGAGGTTTTCATAATCTGCATAAGTGAATGGCTCTTGCTTCCAACTATTCAACTGATCTTGCAGTGACTTCTTCCAACCAATAGGGAAGAGCTTCTTCAACTTTCCCTTTGTGTGATATGTCTGATCATTAATTCTTGGAGATTGTTTGATCCGATCTTTCAAGAAATATTGTTTGCAGTTCTTTTCTTTGCAATAACAAGTCTTCTTTCCAAGTTGTATTCTCCACTCTCTAAGCATCGGAGCTCTCTTAATCACTTCAATATCATCAAACTTTTGATCAACAATCTTTGTCCCATATTTCTTAAAGTTTGGATCTACTTTCAAAAGTATCTGCAAACAAACAGAATTGAACTTTCTTAGTACTTGAAAGATAGATGTATTTCTGACCTCAGTTTCACTTGGAACTTCATTGATATATTTGGATGTGGCTCTTATTGGATCACTCATAAGACCTCCCACATCCAGCACAAAACTTCTGATCAATAGGAACTCTTTTATTCTTTAAGTCACAAGAGTCGATCTTGCATTGTTTTGATTCATATCGAACAGCTTCTCCATTAATCATTGAGACACATTGATCAGCTATCTGACCAAGTTTTTTTGTTATATATCTACGATTTGAAAGTTGTTTGTTGAAGTTCTTGTCATAATTGTCTGGAGCTGTCTTAGATCCAGAGACAGATCTCTCAAGTTTCATATTCGATAGTCTTGGACTTCCGATTTCTTCTGAAGCTGTATAAAACGAAATAATTGTTTTGATGTGCTCTTCAGCTTTCTTAGAGATTTTCATTATAGATCACCAACTGCTTTCTCTAATCCATCAGACATTTCGCCACCATCTTCTTCAATCTTGTGTCTTATAAGCTCAACCAAAGAATCAAATCCTTGAGATCTGGCATATTCTTTTGATGTCATCCAAGTTGATGGATCTTCATCTGGAGCTTCGATCTGTCTTTCAGCAAATTGCTTTGTGACTTCATCTCTGCACATAGACATTAATTTGGCTGGAGATGGCTTTCGAGACATCCCTTGAGTCAATTTCAAAACATTGAGAAGCACAGAGCTGTTGAATTGTCGAAACTCTGGAGCAATTGTCTGGAGCTGTCGATCAGAGAACTTGTAGTCGTGCCAGTTATCAATCTTCATCAAAAATTCCTCAATAACAAACTTCAGATCACTCATTGCCATCCTCCATTTGTTCGATCCATTTTTTCATCTTTGCTTCACGAGATTTCTCTTCGATCTGTTTATTGACTTCACCTTTTGGAATTGGCATCAATCCAGTTCTAAAACGATTGAAGTGCTTCACATAAGCAAAAGGGGATGGGATGTGATGAAAGTGTGCAATATAAGACTGCTGGGCAATTTTCATCTCATCAAGACTTGGCTCTTGTGCTACTAGATCCCAATAGCATTTCATAAAACCAGACTTCTGCTGATCACTCATTCTCATATCTGTATTAGTGAGAAGAGCAAGTTGCTCAAATATCTGATCCTTAATAAGTGGAAATATCTTTTCACGCCAAGAAGAGTCAGACTGAGATTGAAAAGCTGATAATTCTTTTGACATTATAAATCTCCCTCAGTCTGTTTTCTCTTCTTATCACGATCAAGTTTCAGAATGGTCTGACCAATTTTTTTCTCCCAATCTGGTAGGGACACAGTCCCATCAACTTCATCGATCCACGAACAATCGTGCAATGCTTTATATATCTGATCACCATCTAAATCCAGAGCCATAATGCTTGGGAGATGGTCTTTTGTGACTTGTAGCTTTCCAGACATAAGGATTCCTTTTCCATCTGGGAAGTCAGTTATTGATATAGACCACAGTCTCAC